CCCGGTCCCGGCCTTCTTCTTGCGGTCGGCGGTGTCGTTCTTCGCCTTCTGGATGGCCGCTGTCTGCTGCAGGATCTCCGCGCCCGTGAACGTCGCCTCGGCGCGCTCGGAGGCCTTGTGGATGAACGCGGCCATCGACGCCGGGGAAGCGGTCACCGTCACCGGGCCATCAGGCGTGGGCACTGGGGCGGGTTCGGCCTTGGCCACGAGGTCGCGGACGTAATCCGCGTCGAACAGGCTTGGGCCATCCTCGGCGCCCTTCATGATCAGGAACCGGGGGATGCCATTCGCACCTTTTCCAACAAGATCCACCCTAGGTATGTCAGCATCGTACAATTCGGTCAGTTCATCGTCGTCGAGCGGGGTCGCCATCAGGCCTCACTCCCGTCCCTGCGCCGCCTGCGCGCCTGGCCCTGCGGTGATAGCCCCGTCAGCCTGCCCTGCTGGGCCAGAGACCAGCTCCGCTCGTCCAGAATCATGCCGATGAGCCAATCGCCTTTGGTGACCACGATGCCGTCACCGAGATCCCACGGGTCGCCTCTCCAGATGTACGACTCGACCACGGTCGCCGCCCCGGTCGTGCCATCCAGATGGCCGACGCCCACCTGCGGGTTGCCCTTGGCGAGATAGCCGAACGCGGCGCGCTCCAGCTCCGCCTCGGACACGTAGTCGCGCCCGCCGTCCGCACCCCTGGTGATGCGCGGATCCGGCCCGGCCTTATAGGCAATTGACAAGACATACCTTTGTGGCTCGTCAGGCACAGCGCGTCACCGCCTCACCTGTCACGATGACGGGATGACCGACGAAACACAGATGGACCAGGCGGCGGCGGATGATGTGCTCTTACTGCCGGACTGGCTGATGGCGGCCATCCGGTCCGAACTGCTCGCGGACCCGGACGACGAGGAACCCGGGGACTAGTCCCGCTCGGTGTCGATCTGCTCGTGCCGCACCTCGCCGGTGACGGTCGTCTCCCCGGCGACCGTGTCCTTAGACAGCCGGACCCGCTCAACCGGCACCGTCTCCTTGGTCACCACCGGACGTTCCGCGTGCAGGGTGATCTCATGCTCAGCGGTGGACAGCGGCTCCCCCGCCATGGCCTCGTCGACGTTCGCGGTGGTGATCGGCTCCCGTTCCACCCGCACCTCTTCATGGCTGACCGGGATCGTCCGGGTGACGTTCTCCGTCACGATGACCTTCCGCAACCGCACCCGGCTCGTTTCCGTGCTCTCCGTACCCACATGCATCCGCTCCTCAGAGCGGGTCATCGCATCAGGGGCGGCCACCGGCAGCGGCGGCACAGGCTCGGTGGGGAACGGGGGACTGGTGTAACTCAGCCCATAGTGCAGGAAGACCTGCTCCTCCTTGTGCGGGGACAGGTGCCCATCAGGGCTGATCCGCGGCGCGGAGGTGATCGTGTCCTTGGTGGCCGCCAACTCCACCTCACCGCCGTGACCGCGGATGCGGGCCAGGGCGATCGGGACAAAGGTTTCCTTGGAGCCGAACAGGCCGGTGGTGACCGTCAGCCACTCCGGCGCACCGGTCACCCGATCCTCGTAGACCGCGGTGACGTGGCCGACCTTCTGGCCGTCCCGATCGCGGGCGGTCGCACCGATCAGCGTCTGAGCCTCATCGTGGGTGAACATGGCGATCTCCTCGATCTGATCGGCTACGTCGCCGCAGCACCGGGGATAACAGTGAACCCGGCCGACGCATCATCGGCCGCGTCGATGCTGCACCGGCAGCCCATGTGCGGGTAGTCGGGCACGTCCTCAGGGGTGTACGGGCTGCTGTCCTCATAGCCGGAGCAGGTGTCGCAGACCCTGTCATCACCGGCGGTGATCCAGTCCAGTAGCACACTGGGCGGCTGGGCGCTGGCTGCGGCGGCGTCAGCGCCCTGGCCTGATCCCCCGCCTGTGGCCTGCGCTGCGGCGGCCTGCAGGTACAAGGCGACCGCACCGGCGAGGATCGCGGCGGACAGTGCCCCGTCGGTGTTCGCGGACACCGACCGGGACTGATCCCCGTCCACTGCGTCACGCACATCTGAGGTCATGTCCTCAACGCCAGCACCGGACTTGGCGCCGTCAGTGAGCGCGCGGCCCACATCGTTCCCGGCGCCGCCGACCACTTTCCCGGCCGTGTCCTGCGCCCGCTCCGCGACCCCGCTATCACCCGCCATCTGCTCATTCGCCGCGGTGAACGCCCGGCCGATCTGGAAGCCGGTGGCGCCTTGCTTGTCGGCGGCGAGGGCGAGCGCGTCCGCCTGACCTTCGGCCATGCCCTCACGGATCGCGTCCTCGATCGCGGTGACCAGCGCCGGGTAGCCGCCGCTGTTGTACACGCCGTCCAGCCATGCCACCGCGGCGGCGGTAGCGGCGCCTTTCCACCAGTCCTGGTCCGGGTTCGCGGCCTTGGCGACCAGTCCGGCGTCCTCGCGGAAGTCCCGCACCACATCCCGGGGATGCAGCCCGGTCAAGCACGCATCCCACGCGGCGGCGACCAGCTTGATGTGCTTGTTCAGGAGCCGTTCGCGGCGCCGGTAGATGGTCGCCCAGATGCCGGTCAGGTGGCCGATGCGCAGGGTGGCCTTACGGACCTCAGCCGGGTCTTTTGGGCCTCGGCCTGAACCACCCGCCTTGACGACCTGGGCGCGGCCTCGCTGGTTCAGGTGACGCGCAACCTCAGGCTCAACCGTGGTGAACGTGAAGTCCCGCCACTGCCCGGCCTTACGCCGGCCTTTCTCGAACCGGCGGAACGCGGCTATCTCAGCCTTGGCCAGTTCCTCCCGCTCCTCATCCTCATCGTCGTCGTCGAGGTCGTAGGAGGTGATGCCGGTCCCGGTGGTGATCCCCGCCGTTTCCGCCTTGGCGACCGGCAGCGGCTGCGATGGTGGCTGCACCGATCCCGGTGGTGGTGCACCCGGAACCGCGGGCGGCCCATACAGGCGCTCCGCCAGGGCCGGGGCTTTCGGGGCCGGAACCGGCACCACACCCTCAACCAGCTCAAACTCCTTGTGCGGCAACGGCACCCCGGGCATCGGTGCGGCTGTCTCCGGGTCCGTCGGCCCAGCCACATCCAGCAGCGAGCTCAGCGGGATCGGCCCGGCGCGGGTCGTGTACACGAACCTGGGGACCTGCTGGCCTTCCGGTTCGGTCAAACCGAACCGCATCTCCCGGATCTCACTGGCACCCACAACACCGTTCTTGATGTACACGTCGTCGGAGTGGGCGACGTCGAGCTGGTCGTCCTGCTCTTCACCGCGGTCAAACTCCAGCCGCAGCGGCAGGCCCATGTCGTCGAACAGGAACTGGGACAGGATCCCCTCAACGTGTTCCATGAGGGGCAGGTCACCGACACGGTGCTGCACATCCGCCTGCGACTCACCGCTGGAGCGGTTGACGGTCTCGGTGAACCCGAGGTCGGCGGGCACCACATGGTAGGCCGCGGCGGTTTTACGCATGAGGAACAGGGAGAAAGCGTCCGTGAACTCTTTCTCGTTGCTCCAGGCGATCGAGCTGCCGCCGGGCATCCACTTGATCTGATGCTTCTGTGACTGGTCACCGAACATGACGCTATCCCACAGGTTCTGGAACTGCTCAATCTGGTCCGGTGACCATGACTCCGGCGCCGACGCGAACGCCTCCGGCACGTTCCCTTTTGTGAAACGGTCAAGGAAATACGCCTGGAACCGCAGGTCAGTGTTCGCATTGAGCAGGATCGACTCGAGCGGCGCATGCCCGTACGGGCTGTTGGTGCGCGGCCGGAACGGCTCATAGATCAAGTCATCCCTGGTCAACCAGCCCCACGGCAACCCGTTCGCATACTGCACATACGCCTCAGCGGGCGCGTCCGGGCTGTTACCCCAGTAGTCGAGCAGCGGCGCGATGGTCGTCCCGTCGAAGGGCAGCAGGCCGACGCATTTCCCGCCCCGGTTCCTCATCCTGTACAGGGCACCCGCGTCGTAGGCGAGGACGTCATACAGGTACTGGGCCAGCCAGGATTTGAACGGGTGCTTCCGGTCCGGTTTCCGCAAGGCCGCCATACCGAGCGGGATCGCATCGGTGACGTCACCGTTGTAGTTTTCGGCGGCGATCAGCTTCCATTTCAGGCTGCGGATGCTGTCGATGCGGTGGAAGATGCACACCTGCGCCACGTCGTAGGCTTCGATGAGCCCGCGCAGCACATCAAAGCTGACCCGCTCATGCGTCCTGGGGCGCGTGGCGACGTTGAACGAGGTCTGATAGTCGAACGCGCGGGGGGTTCGGGAGTACCCGTCAAACGGGCGGACAGGCTCACCCGGGCTGAACGGGTGATCGGGGCCCATCTGGGCGGCTTGCTCGCCGGCCAGGATCTCGGGGGGAAGATCGGGGCCGAACCGCTTGGCTATCAACGACCGGAGGCCCACTCGCCGCCTCCTCGCTGGCTGCGGTGGGCGTGTGAGTGGTTAACCGCTGCGCTGCCGCCACATGGCGTCACGGGCATGCTTGCGGGCCGCTGCCGGGTCCAGCGGTATGACCGTGGCGGGTTCCGGTTCCGGTGCGATGGGGGGCGCTGGGGCTGGTTCGGTGGCCTCTTCCGCTTTACGGCGAGCCCACGTAATCCAGGCGGTCGCACCGAAGTTGTCCGTCAGCTCAGTCAAGGCCCACACCAAGGCGTCGAGGCGGTCCGGGCTCGTGCCGTCGGCCGGCGTCCAGGTGGTCATCTGGTCTTCAAGCTTCGCCAGCGAGCCGACGTGATGCACCCGATGCTGCTCGTACGCGGCGGCGACCGGCTCGGCGCGCTGCACCTTGCCTCGTGACGCGGAGACCATCTTCACCGGCACAGACGCCGACACCTGC